AGTTTGTGACCAATCCATTGCAATTCCATCAATGGATGTTGGGAACATACCTTCAAAGACGTAAGTACGTAGTGGGCTACCGTCTTTGCTGAACTGTGTAATTTGTCCAGTTGACTTGTACTGTTGAGGTAAACCTCTTGAGTTCGAGTCGTGTGAGTTAATAAAATTCATCCATTCTTCCATAGAATTACGGATTGCAAAATCTTCGTCGTTGATGACTGTTACGGTCCAAGGCTGGAATGTTCTATCACCTGCATATTTAACTTGGCGTCCAAAGTAAGGTACGACGTATTGTCCTACTGTTGACTCTGGAATCCCAGCTGCTCTAATCATGAATGGAATCTTGATATCAGCAGCTGAGTTAATAGGGTTAGTGATTTGACATTGGAAAAGCGTAGGACGCGCACCGCCACCGACAAGCTCTGATTTGAACTGGTTGATGTTAAATGCCATGTGTTTTCTCCTTTAATTTAATATTATTTATTAAGCGATTTGGCCGACGATTTCATCAAATTCTACACCTGTTCTTGTAGCTATGAACGATAGTTCGATAACATTAATAGAACGAGCAGGCTTAATAAAGATGCTTGCGCGGAATTTGTTTTGATCGACCACTTCAGGAGTATTAACTGTAGAGTCTGAAACTACTCTATAATCAATAATACCACGACGGCCTTGGATGTCACGTAAGAATGGTTCTACGATGTTTCTAAACTGTGTTTGAGTAAAGTCATCGTTGAATTCAAACAAGAAGCTTTCTGCTGCTGTTGCAATTGCTTTCTCTACTGAGATAAACAATCTACGAACGTTAATCTGATCGAATGCAGATGCTGCTCCAAGTCCAGTCTTATCACCGAAGAGTACGATTCCTCTTCCTGATTGTGCCATTACAGGATTAATCTGCGCACTGTAAAGTTGATCTCTCTGAGGCTTGTTAGGATTAAATGCTAGTTTAACAACATTCTTGATAATACCTTTTCTGTAACCAGCTGGTGATTCCCAAGAATCTACTCTTGCAGCAAGACCTGCCATATCACCGTTTAATGGTGTGTAACGATATACATCATTGTACTTATCATAACGGTATTTATAACCACTATCAATGAATGAATATGAAGAGTTTTGTATTTTGTTGCGCCACTCAATTGATTTTGTGAGTTTAGCATTTGTTTTTAGTTCGTCAACCACTGCTTCTTTCGAAGGTGATAGGAATGCAACACAATCTCTACGATAATCTGTAACGTTTGAAAGTACGTAGTTAGCTCTAGTACCTTCGTTATCAGATTTACCAACAAGAACTGCTGAAATATCAATTTCGTTTGCATTCTTGAGTGTATCCCAAGCAAACCCGAGAGCTGCAAGTGTTACGCTTGACTCATTAGTTGCGTCTGTACCATTAGCCATTGTTTCATAAACAGTGGATGTACCAGAAGCAGTACCTACTACTTCAGTATTTGCTACTCTAATCCATGAAGATGCGTTTGCAATTACTGTACCGTAATAATTTGCTACACCTTGTGGTAGTTGAGCACCTGCAGTTGTTGATAAGTTTTCATATTTCTCAATGATGTTACCAGCAGTACCACTAATTGCGCCATCAGTATCGATAACAGCAACGTGGATGTGTGCCGCAGAAGGAGCAGTACCAAATGTTGCACTGTGCTTCCATTTTTTAACAAACGACAATTTATTGACTGCAGATTCTGCTAGAGTATATCTTTTCTCAAACGTAATGCTGTAGTCATATGCTGCAATGTATGTTCCTAGGGCAGTATTTGCACTATCGACTAATACATTGTTAGCTGATTCTGTGAACGTTTTAACTTGCAAGTCAACATAACCTACACTATCGTTACCAATAGTGAGAACGTCGCCAGGCGCAATGTCTGTAGTAAGTTCAGCTGTGTTAGCTACTTGGAAATCCAATGAGTTTGAATTAAATGTAAATGTTTGTGCTGCGGCCGCTGTGTTAGCGGTTAAACCTAAATCATCAGCAGGAATATCGCCTACTGCTGCAAGATTACCTTGATAACCGTCTGAAGTTACCCAAGCAACTTCTAAGGAATTACCTAGGGCGCCAGGATACAATGCTTCAAACGCACCATATGTTGTATTATCCATATCAACATCGTTGTTTGCAAACAGAGTAACGTCAGTTGAATCTGCTCTTGCTGAACCGTCGTCTGCACGAGTTACGTACAGCGCATTGGAATACGCTAGGTAATCGGCAGCGGTAAAGAATGTTTCATAGTTATTATCACTTGGTTTACCAAAGCGATTAACTAATTCGTTTTCTGATGTGATTAGAATAGGATCATTAGTAGGACCCCATCTAAAAATGCCAGCCATAGCCGCAGGTGGTGTTGCTACAGCTGGAACCGCTTGACTAGCATCCACTTCGCGAACAATGACTGAGGGACTTACGGAAAAAGCCATGTTTTTCTCCTTTTTAAATTAGAAACGCGTTTTCTATATATATTTGTATTACTGTTTCTATTTATAAATTTTCCGATTTACTTTTTAGAGCACTGGTTATAGGACCAGACCATCGTCTTCATACATGCTTTCTCCGTCATCTATGAAACCGAATGGCAACATCTCTTGTTCAATTTGCTCTTCTGTTTTTTCTCTTAACTTAATTAGTGTATTTATGTCAGTCATATCTTTGAAATACGCCTGCTCGGTCATCCAAGCGAATAGGACAAGATTCATAACTAAATCGTCATGAAATCCAGATTCTGCCTCAAATGAGTTGCCTCTTTTTGAAAATCTACTTATTTCTTGTATTGTTTCAAAATCTCTAATCACTAGTTGCTGCTGTTCGATTAACATCTTAAGCATAGAGCAACCAGTACCCTTAACGAGTTTAGTAGTTCTAATCCCGTTTTCTACGTTTTTACCAAAGCCGCCGCTTAACACCTTGCCGCTTCTACCCGAGTTTTGAGTATAAAGCATATTTTCATAATCATAGTCCATTATAAGAACATCGGCAACTTGCCCGCCGATATCGTTGTTTTCTACTAATATTGCTGCCTCGTTGTATGTTTTACCTGCTCTGAATAATACAGAAGCAAAATCAATAGGTCCTATTAGGTTGTCTCTAAATACTGCCACCTGTTGGTATGGCATCTCTGATATATCTATCATATTAAATGTAGAATAGTCTAAACCTTTACCTCGTGCAACGTCTGCTACACAAACATATGTTTTACCTGCTATAGGTTTTTCATATTGAATTAGACCTTCATTCTGTAATATCGGGGTTGAATGTAGTAATGTTTTAAGAGCTGCACCACTAATTAAAGTACCAGAACTACCTAAGAACTGACAACAATATTCTTGGTTAAACTTTTCTTCGTCGTGGTCTAATGCTTCGATTGTTTCTTTGCGCCACTTTTCATCTCTTCCAGGAACATCATTCCACATTACTTCTTCGTATTCGTAACCATTCGTGCCTTCTTTTGCACCTTTACATGTCTTCCAAAAGTGGTTCAATCCGTTAGGTGTAGAGGTCATCAGAAGCTTCGTGGATTCACCTGACGAGATTGTTGGATATACTGAAGCGAAAAATTCGTCGTAACCCTCGATGAATGCAACCTCATCTAGGTATAGAAAGTTAACAGATTTACCACGAATAGCACTAGAAGATGTTGTACCAGCCAATACTTGGCAGCCATTTTCTAACGCGATATTACCTTTGTTCCACTCTTCAACACCTTGTTGTAACCATTTTGGTAATGCTTCAAATGCTAATTTAACACGAGCCATAACCTCACGTGCAGCGTCACCTTTGTTTGCAAGGATAGCTACAGTTTTAAATTCGTTAAACAAAATGTAATGGAGAATAACAGCCATAGCCGTAGTTGTTTTACCAGACTGGCGAGCCGTCAATACAGCAACACGACGATTTTCTGTAATCTTTCGAGTAATATTTTCTTGGTAATTATACATTTCAAAAGGTACAAGACCTTTATCTACGTGCACAATCTTAATGTAATTCTTAGCAAAGTAAATAGGATCTTGCGCACACTTCATGTATTCTTTAAGAAGCTCTGGTGTCCATTCAATTTCTTCCGCAATCTTTTTTAGATTCGGATTACCTAAATAACCATCACCCATTTGCGTCATCACCTTTAATCATTTTAAGTAAATCAGCAGTAGAAACAATTAAGTTATTATTAGTAACATTTGTTTGGGCTGCTTCTTTTGGTCCATTAATCTCATCTTTTACAAACCTCTTCTTAGAAGATATGTCTGCATAATCTTTGTTAGCATCGAGAACTGTTTTCATTAAAGTAGAAACAACTTCGAAGGCTCTAGGATGCTCAGACTGTTTAGCAATTTCTAACATTTCTTTCATTGCATCTTTACCATTTTCCATTACGTCTTCTATATTACTTCGTACTTTTTCTAAGTCGTCTAGGTTTTCTTGCGCAGTATCTGTGAGCACAGCTGGAGGATTTATCTCAGTCTCTTCAACTTCAACAGGTAAATGTTCTTCATCTTCTCGTGTTTCAGCCAACGGGCGAATGCCCAAGGCCGAGCTAATTTTATCGTCTTGATTCATTATATATCCTCGATAGTTGTAATAACACCCCAGTTATCGTCGAATTCAATTTGTTGGTATGGTACAGATGCCTGAGATATATCGGCAATATTTACGGTAGGAACCGCGGTGTAACCAGCACCAGGATTTGTAATTGCAATCAAACTTACATCGCCAGAACTATTAACAGTAGCAGTTGCCGTGGCTGTTACTTCTGCAGCTGCATCTAATGTAGTATTTGCAGAGTTATAGAAGTCTCCATTATTCGTAACAGTGATTCCTGTTACAATTCCGTCTGTTAGTGTGGCAGTGGCCGTGGCTTGGAAGTTAGATTCAGTTCCATCAGGAGCTGAGATTGTAATTGACGTATTAGCGTCGTAATTTGCGCCAGCATTTGTTACTGTAACTCCGGTTAATCTACCGTTTGCTATTGCAGCGGTTGCTGTCGCAATATCTTTATTATAGTCTCCAACATATACGCCAGCTGTATTTGGTGTTGTTGGGACTGTGTAGCTTCCTACTGGTGTAGCAGCTGTAATGTTTTCCATTATAACGTTATCTATAGAACCTTTAAAACTTGGAGTACTACCGCGTTGTCCGCCAACTACATTAACTCCGCCGCCCATCATAAATCCTGAAGCAGCATTAACACCAGCATCTACAACACCGTTAACAAGCCATCTAGCATTTGCTTCAAAGTGTTCTAATCTTACA